TTCAATGGTTATGATGACCCAAAAGAAATTATGGAATTAATCAATACATACATTGATTATGATAAAATCTTTGAAAGAGAACTTCTAAAGAAATTAGAAGATTTTTATAACGCAATGGATTGGGGTGAAGTTTTATCCTCAACCAAAACGGCTGAAAAGTTTTTTTCATTTTAATTTGGAAATGTGGAAAATTTTTCGTATATTAGTAGTAATTTAAAATAAGTAAAAGGATTAATTATGGAAAAACAAAAACTAAATGGTTTCATTAGTAGATACAATCTCGGTGGTGAGGTTGAATCTGTAATGTTAAATTCAACCGATGGTTCAGTATCGGTAAAAATGATTTCAGATGACAAAACTTTATTAGGTGATGTTACTGTAACTGAGAAAGATTTCCCAACAGGTGAGTTCGGTATTTATACCACTTCTCAACTAAGAGGATTATTAAGTGTATTAGATTCATCAATAAAAATAGAAGAAGCAACAGGTGCTCTTAAATTTAGTGATAAAGGAACGAAGGTTCAGTATATGTTAGCTGCACCATCTGTTATCCCAGCGGTACCTGATTTAAAAGAACTTCCTCCATTTGATGCAGAAATTACATTAGATGATGAGTTTATTAACAAATATATTAAATCAAAAGGAGCATTAGCAGATGCAGATACATTTACATTCACTTGTAAAAACAACAAAGGTGAAATTATCTTAGGATATTCATCAATCAATTCAAACAGAATTTCTATTTCTGTAAATTGTAGTTGTGATAATGATATCGAACCAATAGCATTCTCAGCTAAGTATCTAAAAGAAATATTAACTGCAAACAAAGGTTCAAAGAAATCATCACTTAAAATTTCATCTAAAGGATTAGCACATGTATCTTTTGAAGATGGTGATTATACTTCTAACTATTATTTAGTGGAGATTAAATAATGAGTTTTTGGGATACAGAACCATCCAAACCTCAATTCGTATTTGAAGATGAGAAGAAAAAGCTCGTTGATAATATGGATTACCTCATGCAAATGAGTGTAGAGGAACAAACTCTGTACAAAAAGTGGGTAGAGTTGCAAGAAGATAATATGCTTAGAGATAAATCTACAATAGCATCTTATTATGATTGGCAGTGGAAACCTACGGATATCAATAACAAAGAACTTACAATCAAAGAGATTGAGGAATTAGAACCTTATGTTGAAATTGTTGAAGATAAGAATGATGCTACAAAGTGGACTCATCTTAGAAGAATGATTCATACAATGAGTTGGACAGCTAATCCTGGTCGAAATGTTAAAGTATTTGTTAAAGATAGAAAGAGTGGTAAACTTTTAGGTATGATATCATTAGCATCCGATGTAACATCAATGGGTGTGAGAGATAAATATATTGGGTGGACTAAGGAAGATAAATTCAAAAAAGGTAAACTAAACTTTACAACAATCGCATCTACGATTGTATGTACACAACCTTTAGGATATAATTTCTTAGGAGGTAAACTTACAGCGATGATGACCACCGCACCTATTATTAGAGATTATTGGAAAAAGAAATATGGACAAACTCTAATAGCAGTTGGTACAACATCATTATATGGTATCCATTCTCAGTACAATGGTATTCCACATTTCAAAACATTAGGTGAATCAGCTGGTAAGATTGCTATCAAACCAGATGATGAATTCTACGACCCGTGGCATCAATGGTTGAAAGAAAACAGAGAGGATTGGTATAAAGAACATATTACTGAAGAAAGAAAAAGAAATGGTGAAAATATGTATGGAACTGATTCTCAAAGACAAGGACCTGTTAGTGGTATCAAACAAAAGATTTTAGGAAGAATCTTCAAAGAGTGTGGTGTTAGAGCAGCTGATTACCATCACGGATTTAAAAGAGGTGTATATCTTGCTATGATGTATGAAAACGGACCTGAGTTCCTTCGTTCAGAAATCGAAGAAAAAGATTTAAAGATGAAGAAGAAGTTTGAGGAGGGTATTGATTACATTAGTAGATGGTGGAAAAGACAAGCTATCAAAAGATACACTAAGTTATATGATTCCAACAGATTAAAACCTGAACATTTATTTTATATAGATGCGATTGGTATGAGTTGGGAACAATGTAAAGAAAATTATTTAAAAGAAGTAGGAAGATAATATGAGTTTTTTCGAACAAAAAGAAGAAATGGTTGACAACTCACTTTGGGTTGAAAAGTACAGACCAATTAAATTAGATGATTATGTTGGTAATGAACATCTAAAAGAAAAGGTAAGTGGTTATATAGAATCAGAGGATGTACCTCACCTTTTACTATTTGGTAGAGCTGGTACTGGTAAAACAACTTTAGCTAAACTTATCGTTAAATCTATAGAATGTGATTATATGGTTATAAACGCATCTGATGAAAACAATGTAGATACAGTTAGAAATAAAGTTAAGAACTTTGCATCATCGCAAGGTTTTAAGAAATATAAGATTATCATCTTAGATGAGTTTGATTATATGACACCAAACGCACAAGCGATACTTAGAAACTTAATGGAGACATTCTCTAAACATTGTAGGTTTATTTTGACCTGTAATTATGTTGAGAAGATTATTGACCCAATCCAAAGTAGATGTCAAACATTTCAAATAGTACCACCATCTAAAAAAGAGGTGGCAGTACAATTAGATAAAATTCTAAAATCAGAAGATATAAAATATGATGTAAAGGATTTAGTTCCTATTATAGATTCATCTTATCCTGATATTAGAAAAATTATAAATACTTGCCAATTGAATTCTGTTAAAGGAGTGTTAAAACTTTCAAAGAATGATTTATTGGATTCTGATTTTAAAACTAAGATATTAGATATCTTAAAAGCATCAGATGATAGTAGAAACAAATATATGAAAATCAGACAAACTGTAGCTGATTCAAAGGTGCAAGATTTTACTGAGATGTATTCTCTCCTCTATGATAAAGTAGATGAATATGCTTCAGGTAAGGTTAGTGGAGTAATTTTAGTATTAGCAGAAGGACAACATAGAGATGCGTTAGCAGTCGATAAGGAAATACCCTTTATGGCTACAATACTAAACATTTTATCAACAATCAATAAATAAATGGCAAAAATTATAGGAGCAGGTGGAAGAGGTACTCAACCACCTCAACAACCAAAGTTAGATATGAATAACTCAAAACCAATGGTGTGTAAACATTGTGGTTATGATGTATTTATAAATGGAGCAAAGTTTAGAACAATCTCAAGATTAGCAGCTGGTACTCCACAAGATGTAATGATACCAATAGAAGTTTATCTATGTGGTGAATGTGGAGCAGTTAACGAACAATTGTTACCTGATGAAATTAAAAAGTTAGATAAGAAAGATGGCTAAATCACTTTTTGACCATATAAAGGCAATCACAAATGAACAGAATCCAAAGTACTTTGATACATTGGAAGAAGCGGATATGAAGAGTTGGTCTAATTATATGATTCACAGATTTCTTTCTATGAATCCTGATTGGGTTGATTTGATAGCTGAGTTACAACCTTATACACAATCACTTCCACCTAAAGCATTGTATTTAGCATACATTGGTATCTTACCAAAGGGTAGACATTTTCTTAGATATGTTAAGGGAAAGAAAACAGATAAGTATGAGGATTGGTTAGTAGAATTGATGACTAAAGATTATCAATGTTCTAAAAAAGAAGCAAATGAGTATTTAGAAATACTTTACAATAGTAGAGAAGGTAGAGAACATATTAAGTATGTTTGTGAGAAATACGGAACAGAGAAAAAACAAATCACAAAATTAAAATTAAAGGTATAAATATTTGGATTTATCAAATATTTTTCGTATATTTGTTAGAATATAAAAGTTATAAATGCAAGAGATAGATAATTTATCAAAATTTGGTAATTCATTTCAATCAAAGGTAGTATCAGCATTACTTACTGATGGTAAGTTTTTAGAAAAACTTTCTGAAATATTATCCCCAAAGTTTTTTGAATCAGAAGCTAATAAGTGGATTGTTGATGAAATCATTGAGTATAATGAAGAGTTTAGAAAACCACCAACTATGGATGTTTTCAAAGTTAAACTTTCTAAATTAGATAATGATATTCTAAAAACTACAGTTGTTGAACAACTTAGACATGTTTATACTCAGATTGGTAATGTAGATTTAGATTACATTAAAAAAGAGTTTACTGCATTTTGTAGAAACCAAAATCTTAAAAATGTAATCCTTCAATCAGTTGATTTATTAAAAGCTGGTAACTTTGATAGAATCAAAGATTTAGTAGATAAAGCTATGAAGGTTGGTACTGAAACTGATTTAGGACATGATTATAAAGATGATTTTGAATCTCGTATAGAAGATGTAAAGAGAGATACAGTTCCATCCGATTGGACTCCAATCAATGATTTGATGGATGGTGGTTTAGGACCTGGTGAATTAGGAGTTGTGGTAGCTCCATCGGGTGTTGGTAAAACTTGGATTCTAACGGCTTTAGGAGCATCTGCGGTAAGACAGGGCTTGAGTGTTGTTCATTACTCTTTAGAGTTATCTGAACACTATGTAGGACAAAGATACGATACAGTATTCTCAAAAATACCTTCGGCAAATGTAAAAGAGAGAAAAGAGGAGGTTAGAGAAAAAATTAAAGCATTGAAAGGTAATCTTTTAATTAAGTATTTCCCACCAAAGGGAGTATCTTCAAAAAAGATTGCACAACATATTGATAAGATGATAGCTAATGATAACAAACCTGATTTAATCTTAATTGATTATGCAGATTTATTACTATCACATTCAAACAAAACTGATTCAACATACGCTGAGCAAGGTGGTGTTTACATCGACTTGAGAGGTTTAAGTGGTGAGTATGGGATTCCCATATGGACAGCATCACAAACCAATCGTTCAGCAATTGATTCAGAAGTTATTGAAGCTGATAAAATTTCAGATTCTTACGCAAAAGTAATGAACGCTGATTTCATTATGAGTTGGAGTAGAAAGAGTAAAGATAAACTCAATAATACTGCAAGATGTCATGTTATGAAAAACAGATTTGGACCTGATGGTATTACATTTCCTTGTAAAATGGATACTAATACTGGGTTCATTGAAGTTTATGATGGAACATCAGCCGAAGGGATACTTTCTACTAAAGAATCCGCTAGTGGCAATATTGAAAGAAAGCAATTATTACATAAAAAATATGTGGAGAGTATGAACTTTTAGAGTAAAATTAAAAAATTAACTAAAGTAGATGTATCTTTTCTAATATATACAATAGTTATATCTACGAACACTTAAAAACAAAGGAAATATATTATGGCAAAATCAGATGAACTTTTCGAACAAATTAAAGAATTGTATGTACAATTTGAAACAGAACACAATGGTAGCTCTAAAGCTGCAAAATCAAGAGCTAGAAAAGCTATTGGTGAAATCAAAAAGTTAGTTACAGATTATCGAAAAGCATCTGTAGAAGAAAACAAATAAAGGTTATAAGACATGAGTAAATTATTCACAGAACGAGTCCCGTTCAAACCATTTGAGTATCCGATATACTACAATGAAGGTTGGTTAAAGCAAGCACAAGCATTTTGGTTACATACTGAAATTCCGATGCAGATGGATGTTAAAGATTGGAATGAAACTTTAACTGAATCTGAAAAGAATTTAGTAGGTAATATCCTTTTAGGATTTGCACAAACTGAATGTGCGGTTTCCGATTATTGGACTAATATGGTAACCGATTGGTTTCCTAAACATGAGATAAGACAGATGGCTATGATGTTTGGTTCGCAAGAAACCATTCATGCAACTGCATATTCTTATTTAAATGAAACTTTAGGATTGGATAATTTCTCAGCGTTCTTACACGAACCTGCGGTAGCTGAAAAGTTTGAGCTACTAACAGAAACTTCTGCAGAGTGGAAACACACAGACTTACAAAAGAACGAAAAAGCAAGACAGGAAGTAGGTAGGAGTTTAGCTATCTTCTCAGCATTCGCTGAAGGTGTATCTCTTTACTCTTCCTTTGCTGTTCTTTACTCATTTCAAATGAGAAACAAACTAAAAGGAATCGGACAACAAATGAAATGGAGTGTTAGAGATGAATCACTTCATAGTAGAATGGGATGTCAATTATTCAGACATATGTGTGAAGAATATCCTGAATTAAAAGAACAATGTAAAGATTCCATTGAAGAAGCTGCTAGATTAATCGTTGAACTCGAAGTTAAATTTATCGATAAAATGTTTGAGATGGGCGATTTAGAAAACTTAAAAGCAGATGATTTAAAAGAATTTATTAAAGATAGAACAAATCAAAAATTAAAAGAGTTAGGATATGAACCTATTTTTGATTTCGATAAAGATAAAGCATCTAATTTAGATTGGTTCTACCATCTAACTGGAGGTCACACCCACACAGATTTCTTCGCTATCAGACCTACTGATTATTCTAAAGCGAATGAGGGTGAGGACTGGGATGATTTATTTTAAGTAAATGGAAAAAAATTTTAATCCAATGGTTTTTGATATCATTACAAAAACTAAAGGTGATGTTTTAGATGTTGGATTTGGTTGGGGAATTAGCTCAAATTATTTTTACAATAAAGGAGTTAAGTCACTAACGATAATAGAAAAAAGAAAAGATGTTTATCAGAAAGCACAGAAATGGGCAGAAGATAAACCTAATGTTCATTTACATTTTGGAGACTGGATTGATATCATTCCATCATTAAATAAAAAGTTTGATGGGATTTATATGGATACATTTTCACCTGAAGATGAAAACTTTAGTACTAAAAAAAGTAATGAAGAGTATGAGAAACTATGGGAGTATTTTCATACAACACCTTCAGAGGAAGAGTGGAAAAAATATCAATCTTTTGAAAAGTATGCAAAACTTGTTTCAAATGAAAATTGTGTTTTATGTATTTTTGAATATACTAAGTTTAGAAAGAATCTAAATAAAGAAAATGTTCAAGTATATTGGGGTAACGATTATAGAATACCAAAAACACATAATTTAGGTTGGACTTATTTTGTAGCTGGTGATTTTAGAAAGGAAAAATTCTTCCAATCTAAACAGATTTTAAATCAAAAATTATGTGATAAACTAATTTTAGAAAATAAAGATAATTTAGATTTATACGAAGCCGAAAAAAAGATTGATAACATAACACACAAGCGTAAGTTTAACTTTACAAAGTTAAAGTATAACAAAGAGTTTGAAAAGATACTTAACAATTCAATATTTTTAAGTTTCAAACCAGTAGATTTAAATAAAGTTTGGTGTGGGTTTTTTCAATACAATGAAGGTGATGGATATGATAGACATATAGAAACTATAAAAGGATTACCAATTAATGATGATGAGCAATTTAAACAAATTTATGATTTCACATTGAATGATGATTATGTGGGTGGTGAGATTGAAATTTATGATGAGTGGTATAAGAATGATAGAGATACATTTTCAGTTGTAAAACCAAAAGTTGGTGAGTGTTTAATTTATAAACCTTATCAGCATGTAACATATAAAAAAGTAAATAAAAATAAAAAATACCAAATATTGGTTGTAGTAAAAAATAAGGATTTAGAAAAAAATTTAATATAATATGGCAAAAAATTACGCAGAGGATTTAGGTTGGGAAATTGATGTAGATTTTCCTTCTTGGGGAAATACAGAAATATATGTAAAAACAATATCAAAAGGATATTTGTTAGCAGGTGAAAAACCAAAAGATGCATATTGGAGAGTAGCAACAACAGTTGCTAGAAGATTGAATAAACCTCAATTAGCTACTAAATTTTTTGATTATATTTGGAAAGGTTGGTTAAACTTAGCAACACCAGTTCTTTCTAATACTGGTACTGATAGGGGATTACCAATCAGTTGTTTTGGTATTGATGTAGCAGATTCAATTTATGATATTGGTAAAAAGAACTTAGAGCTAATGTTATTAGCAAAGCATGGTGGTGGAGTAGGTATTGGTGTAAATCAGATTAGACCAGCTGGTTCTATTATTACTGGTAATGGTACATCAGATGGTGTTGTTCCGTTTTGTAAAATATACGATTCTACAATTCTTGCTACCAATCAAGGTTCAGTAAGAAGAGGAGCTGCATCAGTAAACTTAAACATAGAACATAAAGATTTTGAAGATTGGTTAGAAATTAGAGAACCAAAAGGTGATGTAAATAGACAATCACTTAACTTACATCAATGTGCAATCGTTGGTGATAAGTTTATGAGAAAGTTAGAGGATGGAGAAGTTGATGCTAGAAGAAAATGGGGTAAACTACTACAGAAAAGAAAAGCAACTGGTGAACCTTATATTATGTTTAAGGGAAATACTAACAAAAATAATCCTGATATGTACAAAAAGAATGGATTAAAAGTTTTTATGACTAATATCTGTTCTGAAATAGTATTACATACAGATGAATCTCATTCATTTGTTTGTTGTTTATCTTCTCTTAACTTAGCAAAATATGATGAGTGGAAAGATACTGATTTAGTTTATACTGCTACAACATTTTTAGATGGTGTACTTTCAGAGTTCATTCAGAAAGCAAAGAATATGAGAGGATTCGAAAACGCAGTTCGTTCAGCAGAAAAAGGTAGAGCATTAGGATTGGGAGTTTTAGGATGGCATACTTACTTACAACAAAGAGGTATTCCATTTGAAGGCATGGAAGCACAGTTTGAAACTCGTAAGATTTTTTCTCAGTTAAAGATTGAATCAGAAAGAGCTAGTAGAGATTTAGCATCAGAATTAGGTGAACCACTTTGGTGTAAAGAAACTGGATTTAGAAATACACACCTTAGAGCAATAGCACCTACAGTATCAAACTCAAAGTTAGCTGGTAATTCATCACCAGGTATTGAACCTTGGGCAGCAAATGTATTTACCGAACAAACATCTAAAGGAACTTTTATTAGAAAAAATCCTGAATTAGAAAAGGTATTGAGAAAGTTAAAAATAAATAACAAAGATACTTGGGATAAGATTTTAGAAGATGGAGGTTCAGTACAAGGAATCAAAGAATTAGATAAGTGGTGTTACTTAGATGGTAAAATGGTTCTTTGTAAAGATATTAAAAATGGTGATAGAGAAAAAATCTATCCTGTTAAAGATGTTTTCAAAACATTTAAAGAAATTAATCAAATGGATTTGGTAAAACAAGCTGGTGTTAGACAGCAATACATTGACCAATCTGTTTCACTAAACTTAGCATTCCCATCGATAGCTACTCCTAAATGGATTAATCAAGTTACGATGGAAGCTTGGAAGCAAGGTATTAAAACA